CCAACAAACAATAATCAGTTAACAAATGGCGCTGGTTATATTACAGATGGTAATACAAACTGGAATAATAGTTATGGGTTTATAACATCTTCGAATTCAAGTATTACTAATAAACTACCACTCGCTGGTGGCACAATGACCGGTGATCTTACTATACCGAATAAAATAATTCATTCTGGTGATACAGATACATATATGAGTTTTGATGCAGCTGACCAGTGGAAACTGTACTGTGGCGGCTATAAAATGATACAAGCCACGGAAGCTTCGACTGGGTATGACTATGTATCGTTTGGTGGAACAGATAACTCTGGTGAAATTCTCTTTAATGTTAATGGTGGTGATGGTCACTTTGATGGTAACGTATATGCATTTTCTACTACTACTAGTTCTGATAGAAAGTTAAAGAAAAATATACAACTTCTTGAAGGCTCTTTAGAAAAAGTACTAAACCTAAGAGGCGTAAGTTTTGAGTGGAAAAAAGATGATAAGAAGAGCATTGGTTTTATTGCCCAAGAAGTACAAGAAGTAGTTCCTGATTTAGTAAAAAATAATAGAAAAGAACATGATGGTGAATTAATTGAAGAACATTTAGGTGTAGACTATGGAAACGTAACAGCTTTATTAGTTGAAGCTATGAAAGAACAACAACAGATTATAAATAAATTAGAAGCAAGACTTAAAGCTTTAGAAACTGGAGAAAAATAAAATGGCCATATCAAAAACTTCTGCAATTAGCGAAATTGTAGTTACACCGGCAAAGTCAACAGATAGAGAGGAGACTGATAACGATTCTCATCCTGTCATAACTATTAATACGTTTGACACTTATATAGACGATGCTACAGATGCTGTAAATAATACTCTTGTATCTACCAAAATTTATAAGTTTACAGATGGAGTGGCTACAGATGTATCTAGCTACGATCAGCTAATACAGGATATAGCTGCAGCTATATGGTCATAATAGAAGAATAAGTTGTATAAATAGATATAGAGGAATCGTCCTCAAGCTAAATTTATTAGGAGAAATAAAATGGCAATTACATATAATATTGCGGACGCGTATACTGGAACAAGAACCACGTCTATGCCAGATCCGGATAACGAAGGTGAAACAATCGAAGCTACTGTAGACGTTACTGACGTTGAAGTAACATTTACTGACGATTCGTATGATCCAGCAAAAACTCACACACGCTCAGTTAATGTTTGTTTTGATTCAGAAGGCGCTTACGACGATGACGCTACATTAGTTAGAGTTGGAGAAGTTATGGCCGGTGTAGAACATAAAATGGCGCTTGGCGTTATTTCTTAAGATTAAAGGAAACTTAAAATGGCAAAGCCTAATAGCAGAACAACATTAATAGAATATTGCCTACGTTCATTGGGTGCGCCAGTTGTAGAGATTAATGTAGACGACGATCAAGTAGAAGATAGAATTGATGAGGCTTTACAGTTTTATCAGCACTATCACGCAGATGCAATTGAAAAAGTATTTCTAAAGCACCAAGTAACGGCTGATGATATTACTAATGGGTATTTAACTATACCTGATTTAGTAACTGATGTTGTTAGAATATTTCCATTAAGAGATAGAAATAGCTCAGATAATATGTTTGATGTTAAATATCAAATGCATTTAAATGATATGCAGGCTCTTGGTTATATGGGATCATTAGTTGAATACGAAATGTCTCAACAATGGTTATCGCTCTTAGATATGCTTATGGATTCTGATGATAAACATCTCAGTTGGGATAGACATAAAAACCAATTAAGAATAGATATGGACTGGTCTAAGGAAGTAATAGTTGGTGATTATATTGTTGTTGAATGCTACAGAATACTTGATCCTAATACATACACTGATGTCTATAATGATTATTTTTTAAAGAGATATGCTACAGCATTAATTAAACAACAATGGGGTGTAAACCTTTCTAAGTTTGAAGGCATGGTAATGCCAGGTGGAGTAACCTTTAATGGTCGTCAAATTTTAGAAGACGCTAAAGAAGAAATCGAAAAATTAAATGAAGAAGTCAGATTAAACTGGGAACAACCAGTTGACTTCTATACGGGGTAAAATATGCCACGAAGTGTATATTTCTCGCAGTCAGTAGCTTCAGAGCAATCGGTCTACGAAGATCTAATAATAGAATCTCTTAAAATATATGGACAAGATGTCTATTATATTCCAAGAACTATAGTTGATAGAGATACAATCTTAGGAGAAGATAAAGCTTCTAAGTTTGACGATGCATATATGATTGAAGCTTATATTGAAAATCCTGAAGGATTTGATGGGTCTGGAGATCTATACCAAAAGTTTGGTTTAGAAATACGAGATGAAGCTACATTTATTATTGCTCGTAAGCAATGGACTAACTTAGTTGGCGTATGGAATAATAATGTAGAAACTATAAGACCTATGGAAGGTGATCTTATATTTTTACCAATGACAAATAAGTTCTTTGAGATCTCGTTTGTTGAACACGAACAACCATTCTATCAATTATCTAACTTACCAGTTTATAAACTTAATTGTAGTCTATTTGAATACAATGAAGAAGATTTTGATACTGGTGTTGGCGAAATTGATGTAACAGAAATTAAGAACGCATATCAAGTTCCAATTACTGTAAGTTTAACTGGTGGTAATCACTTTGAACTTGGAGAAATTGTAACTCAAGTAATTACAACTGATCCTGCCGTAAGCGTTTATGGAACTATACAAACCTTAACTAAAACTTCAGACATTGCAGCGACTATTGGTGTTTCTAATATTGGTGTGACTGGTTCGACAGAGGCCAAGGACTTTATTATATCTCCCACACTGGGTTTAACTGGTAGTAAATCTTCTAATACATGTATTATTACATCAATTGACGATGTTGCTGATAATACATCGTTTGCAAGTGATGGTGGAGCAAGCAATAATGCGTTTGAAGCAGATGCTGATGGATTTTTGGACTTTTCTGAAAATAATCCATTCGGTGATCCATCGGAGACTTACTAATGTTTGGTAATCATTTTTATCATGCAACTATGCGAAAAGCTGTTGCTGTTTTTGGAACTTTATTTAATGACATTAGTGTTATTAGACAAGATGGTAGTGGCAATGTCCTTAATCAAGTTAAGGTTCCTTTAGCGTATGGACCTAAACAAAAGTTCTTAGCTAGATTAGATCAAAATACTAATAGCGATGCGTCAATGGCTATTAAACTACCTAGGATGGCTTTTGAAATTACGTCTTTGGATATAGATTCAACTACTAAGCTTGGTAAAAGAAATGTTATTAGCGAGAATCACGCTACTGATTCAACTAAAAAGAAAACGTTAAAACAACAAGTCGCATATAATATTAATATGACTTTACATATTTTAGCGAAGAATCAAGATGATGGACTACAAATCGTAGAACAGATTCTACCGTATTTTCAGCCAGAATATACTATTTCAATTCGGCCTGTAGATGGATTTCAATATAAGCAAGATGTTCCAATTGTATTAACTAGTGTTACTATAAACGACGATTATGAAGGCGATTTCCAAACTAGAAGAGTTTTAGCGTATCAATTAGACTTTACAATGAAAATGAAGTTTTTTGGTCCTACGTCAAACCAAGGTATTATTAAAGAAGTTAATTTTGATTTTAACTCTGATGTTGGTGGTGCAAACGTATTAGAGAATATGGACTTTACTATAACTCCAGCTGATGCTGATGAGGATGATAACTATACTGTTAACGTAAGTATAACATAGGTATATTATGAATAAATTAGATAAGATGCAGGCTAGCCTGAATAAGAACTTGCCAGAGAAAAAAGAAAAGAACCCTCCCGCGGTCTTGACTAAAGATCAAACAGAAGTCAAAGATGATTACGAGTATTCAAGAAAAACATACAAAGATCTTATTGATACTGGAGTAAAATCTCTAGATGTCCTTGCTGAACTTGCAAGAGAATCAGAACATCCAAGAGCATTTGAGGTATTATCTAAAGCTATTAAAGATATTGGTGATGTCACTGATAAGCTTATGACACTTCAAAAAAATAAACAAGATTTAGCTGGCGAATCGGCAAGTAAAAAGCCAGTTACTAATAATAATTTGTTTGTAGGTAGTACCACTGATTTACAAAGACTATTCGCTAAGGCCGATAAAGAAGCGAAGGAAAAGGTTATAGATGTCTCGCCCAAAGAATGATGAAGGCTATATGGGCAATCCCAATGTTAAACGGGATGGCGTAGAAGCAGAATTTAGCGAAGTAGAAATCAAAGAATACAGAAAATGTATGATGGATCCTGCATATTTCGCTAGAACATATTTAAAGGTTATATCATTAGATGAAGGTTTAGTACCATTTAATCTATACAAATACCAAGAAAATATGTTTAATCACTTTAATGATAATAGATTCTCTATTGTTTTAGCATGTCGACAATCTGGTAAATCTATTGCTGCTGTTGGTTATTTACTTTGGTATGCTTGTTTTCACTCAGAAAAAACTATTGCTATATTAGCAAACAAAGGTGCTACAGCTAGAGAAATGTTAGCTCGTGTTACTCTTATGTTAGAGAACCTACCCTTCTTTTTACAACCTGGATGTAAAGCGTTAAATAAAGGTTCTATTGAATTTTCAAATAACTCAAAACTTATTGCTTCTGCAACTTCAGGTAGTTCTATTCGTGGTTTATCTATTAACTTATTGTTCTTAGATGAGTTTGCTTTTGTTGAAAACGATGCGCAATTCTATACATCAACGTATCCTGTAGTTTCATCTGGTAAAGACACAAAGGTTATTATTACTTCGACCGCTAATGGTATTGGTAATGTTTATCATAGAATCTGGGAAGGTGCTACTACATATACGAATGAGTATAAGGCGTTTAGAGTTGATTGGTGGGATGTTCCAGGAAGAGACGATGCTTGGAAAGCTCAAACAATTGCTAACACTTCTGAATTACAGTTTGATCAGGAATTTGGTAACAACTTCCATGGGCGTGGTAATACATTAATCGATGCTGGAGATCTTTTAGCTCAAAAATCTCAAAGACCAATGACATTTAATGAAAATTTGTTTATGTACGAGAAGCCAAAAGAAGGTCATAATTATATAATGATGGTTGATGTATCTAAAGGCCGTGGGCAGGATTATAGTACGTTTAATATAATCGATACTTCAGTTAATCCGTTTAAACAAGCAATGGTGTTTAGAGATAATAATATATCGCCAATGCTATTACCGGACGTATGCTATAAATACGC